CTTACGAGCCATACGTGCAAGTACAGTCAAAGGGGAAACAGTTGTAGCTGACAGGGCTGTTGCGCCTGGCAAACGTGGTGCCAATGGTACGGAGTCACCTGCAGTAGCTGTACTAGAAATGGTCAAGTTACCGAAGTCAGTTGCGTCCAAGTGGTTTGCAGTGAGCAATTCACCAGTCAAGTTACCTGCTGTTGGGTGCTGTGCGTCACCAGATGTAGTGGTGATGAAAGCGCCTGCAGTTGTGTGACCAGAGAGGTAAGACAGTACGTCTGAGTCCATTGCGTCTGCCATTTTATATGCAGCACGATCAGCGGCCAAAGATGTGAAGTCTACGTTTGCAAACTGCTCTTCAATGTCATCCATTTTGAAAGCAAAGTAGTTAGCTTTGTCGATGGTGAGCGAGAAGTCAGAGTCATCAAGCTTCTCTACTGAGATACCTGTGTGACGCTGCAGAGCGTTGACTGTTACGTCTGGCTCTTTTTGAATGCGAACAGTGTCGCCTTGGTTTGCAATCTCACCGAAGTAAGAGTTGTTGGTGATTGCGTTAGTTACAGCTGCACGACGAAGTGCAATCTGTGCTTGTTTGGAGTAAATAATCGGGGAGAAGTTCCCGTTAAACCCACCACCAGCGGTTCCAATAGCCATAATAATTCTCCTTTATAGATATGGCGTGAGATTTAGACACTACATATCCACAATAAAAGAGGCTCGTTGTCTTAGGGTAGTCAGCGTTGCTATCAGGATGGCCGTCCTTCAAGCGCTGGGCCTATACTCAGAGGTAGTTCTTCGTGTGGCTAGTGCTTAGTGAAAAGCATGTACAAGCAGTTTATGCCTGACAATGTACATGCCTATAGTTTTATCCACGATACAAGTATTGTCAACTTATTTCTTTGATACATCGTAAATAAACTTACCAGAGCGCTGAGCATCAAAGATCTCCTCCATGCGCTTCTCGTATTCTTTGATAGACATCTTAGCTACCTGCGACTCAGTGATATACTTAGATGAATCATCTGTGTCAGGTGCTGCCCGTCCTTTAGCTTTGACTGAGGATGCTGCTGCTTTATCAGAACTAGACATCTTCTTAGTCTTAATACCTTGATCTGACTTATAAAGATCAATAACTCGTGCAACAGACTTAGCGTCTTCGCTATTCTCATACAGAGCATCCTGTACAACTTTAGGCTGCTTCTCTGCCCAAGCATGAAACGCATCATCAGCACGAATCTCTTGGAAGTCAGGGTGAAAGGATAGCAACTCTGCTTCTGCCTTCTCACGCTTAGCTGTTGTACGTAAAGCTTCAATCTCTTTTAAACGCCCGTCAAGCTCAGAGGAACGCTCACTAGCTTTCTTATCAGCGATTGCCTCTACGATACCTGCAACGTCTGGGTACTTCTTAGCCCAAGCCTCTACTTCATCTTCTGACTTAGGTAGTACAAGCTCATTCTTAGTAGCCGCATCAAGCTGAGCAGTTAGTTTATCAAGCTGAGCCTGAAACTCTTTCTCTTTCTCTTGAGTGTGACGCCGTAGATCACCGTAACGCTTCTTGAAGTTCTTCTCTTCTGCACTCAGATCTTCATCTTCTTGTGCTTCAGCTTTTGGTTCTTCTTTTTGTTTGGTAGTACTCTCTGCCTGAACTGAGGGTTCGCTAGACTCTGAGCTATAGGGTTCCGCTTCAACAGCTTCTTCTTCTGTTTCATCTTGCGTTACACCTGCTTGCTTAAGCAGTTCCCGTAGCTCTGCCTCATCCCGCTCTACACGGGACATGTTGCGTTTGTGTGACATTGAGTCTGTTTGGATTAGGGCTTCTGGCATTTGTTATTCCTTATGTTGGGGCCAGCCTTAGCTGGGTAGCCTTATTGTTATAGGGGGTAGTTTAGTTTAATCAAAGTAGTCAGACTTACTTCCTGCTGTGCTACCTTTCTTAGTTTGCGCTCCAAGCCCATCAGACTTGTTTCTTTCAGCTGCTTCCTCTGCACGTTGTGCCGTGTCTTTAAAGGGATCTTCTGTTTTATCTCTATACATAGAACCTGCTGCACTAGCTTTAGCGCCTGCTTCATCTGCTGCACGTTGTCTTTTTTGCTGGCCTTTCTTAGCAACATCAAGGCTAGTACGGACAGCTTCGTCTATTTTAATCTGCTCATTAGCTGCTTTAACTTCTGCTGTTTCTGCAGCTGTTGCAGCTGGGACATAACCAACATCAGGGGTATATGTCATAGCTGCTTCTACTTCAGCAGGGCTCATTACAGGAGGCGCTACAGTAGCAGCTACCTCAGGCTTCTTAGCTTCTTCTGTCTTACCAAACAGACGCTCAAACAAACCAGGCTGATCTGCAGTCATAGTCTCTGTAAGATCTGTATAGAAAGCCTTTTGCTTAGCGTCTAAGGAAGGATCTGCCATACGGCGCTCAAGCTCTTTAGTTATCTGCTTAGACTGATGCCACGTAGCAGCTTTAAATGCCATACCCAAAAGAGGGTTAAGCATACCTAAACCTAATGAAATAGCTGTGCTACTTGTATCTTTTTGTGCATCAACTAGATCACGTAACTCTGCTGCTGACAAGCCTTTGTAGTCAATAGGCTCAGGGTCTGTTGCACCGGAAGCAAAAACACCATCGTCACCGCTATCCGAAACTGCTTTAGCTTCACTAGGTACAGCATCTGGGGTATATGAAGAGTAGCCATCAGGTACTGCGCTCATAGGCATACCGTTGAAGAACAGAATAGTAATGATATTACCTTCAGCGTTACTGTACTGGCGTTGCTCCATACCTGTGCCTTGGTAGTTCTCTTCTGTTAAAGGGAGGTCACCTGTATCGACTAAACCACCAGGAGCATAACCAGAGATGAAACCACCCCTGTTCATCATAGGTTGTTCTGGCTCACCGTCATCAATTATCTGTAGCTCAGAGATGTCAAACGGTAGTTCGTCACCACCCATCTCCATGCCTGTCTCACCAATAGGCTCACCACCGATACGGCCATTAGCTTCCATGGAGTTGAAACCTATCTTAGCTTCTGTGCGTAGATCCTCAAAGAACTTAACACCAAAGAAGCGTACTACATCAGCAGGTACAACATACTCGCCTTCACTCAGTTGAGCAGGGATGTCATCACGTACTTCTTCTGGTAAGGAGCCTGTTGGTACTTCATTGCCTGACACAGGGTCTACTCGCTCAACTGCGCCACCGAAGGCCATTTCCATCTGCTGATCCATTACTGCTCCGCCTTCGTTAAATAATCTAAGTTTGCCATCCTTGGTTCTAACAGCAAGTTGTTTTAGTTGTGTTTTAGTCGGTTTTTTTACACCTTTAGCTAAAACCAATGGGCCTACTTGAATAACCTCATCTGCCTCAAAGACAGGAAGTCCTGTATTCTTATCATAGAAGTTACTCTGCCTGTAAGGGTTCATACCTACTTGTGTCCACTCAGGATCAGATAAAAGGTTACGTGCCTGTTCCTGCAAGGTATAAGGGTCTTCAGGTATATAGTCACCATAAACACGTGCAATAGTAGCTTTGCCCATAGGCTTTTCTGGAGTGTCTGTTCCTGCTTTAGCACCTCTTAAACGTGCTTTACCTCTAGCAATATCTAAGGCGTCCTGTGACTCAGAACCAAACTTAATGTTTTTAAGGCGAACAGCTTGACCATAGCCTAGTACAGAACCTTTAGCATCATTCTTTCCATCGTGAATAGATACAACCCAAGTGTCATAGTTGTTGTACGCTGGTATGTCCAACCTAGAACCTACACGAGTACCTGCAGGGATGTCAAAACCCTTTACTCCTACAACACCTGTCTTTTGTACCTTCTTACCTAAAGAGCCTGCTACCTGTGCAACGGTTGGCATTGATGGCATAGTCTCTGCTGTGTACATAGAAGTAATGGGTAGATCTTCTTTGATTATAGCACGAGCTTCTTTAGATGTAATGTTTCCTTGATATAGATCTTCTGCAGCGGCTTTAGCTGCTTCTGTATTTGCCTGACGTTTATTCTCTGGTATCTTATTAGCCTGTTGCCATGCCGAAAGAGCTTCATCACTTTCTAAGATAGCGGCTGCTTCTGCTACATCATCGTTTAACGAAGTAGGGAAGTTATCCCAAGTGTCAATCATGCCTGTTCTAGGGTCTAAAACCTCAAGCTCACCACCTGTTGTTTTTGGCCCTATACGTTTAGTTTGAATCTCAAAGCCCTTATCCCGCATTAGGCTCCTTAACTCAGTATTGCTCATATTACCCTTTTCCCATTCAACGATAATATCATCTGCTTCTAGAACGGGATCAACAACAGCGCCTGTGTTACGGGGGGGCTTTATGGCATTGTCAGTATCTTTAGATTTTAAACGTACATTACCTAACCCCGACCCCATAGCATTAGGGTCAACCTCTACACGCTTAGCTACGTCAAAGACTTCTCTAGCACCCTTCTTAATGGCTTTAGCAGCAACGTCACCTAGACCTGGAACAAGACCTACAAGAGCAGCGCCACCCAGAGCACCAGCTAAATAGTAATTAGGCTCATCTTTCTGTAGTTCATCATAGACTTCCTTAGCCGCCATAACGTCACCAACAATAGGTGTCATCTCAGCAACAAAAGTAGCAGCATCTTTAAAAGACACCTCTGGAATGTCTACTGCGAGTTTCTTTCCCTCCGCAGCCCAACCCAGTGCCTCTTCTGTTTGTTGGTCTAAGTCAGCCATTCACATAATCCCTCAAGTACTTAAGTTGTCTCAGCGCCTTGATAGCACCTTGGTGGCGATAGATCTCAGCAGTATCTGAGAGATTCTCCATACTTCTATGGTTTGCTGAGATGCGATCCTCAAGCTCTTCAAGAAACGCATCCCATACTTCTTTATCGTTAACTATTCTCTTAAGCGACATTACCGCTGAACCCCTGCTCACCTGGCGCTGGTGCTGTACCCATACCTATCTGACCACCTCCACCACCTGATGTGTCCTGTACGCCGCCCTGAGGGTTTTGTGGTGCCTGTTCCTGTCCTTCAGGTGCTGGGACACCCTCTGGCCCCATTGGTGGCTGTGCTGGCTGCTGAAAGCCTTTGAGGATCTCAGCTTGGATAGCAGCATCCTGCATTGAGTTAGTAACCTTGTCTGGGTCAAGATCCATAGACTTAGCAATCTCACGAATGATGTAGTCCATCTTAGCAAAGGGAGCCAGTACTGGGTTCTGTGCAACCTGCAAGAACTGCATCAAACGCTGTGACCTTACTTCGTTAGCCATCAAGCTCTCTGTACCAGACGCATGTACTTCTAAATCACCACGAATAGACTCATCGAAGTCGAACTGCATGTTAAATGCAAAGAAGGATTTACCTAATGGGCGAATCAGATAGTCATCAACGTTCTTAACTACAGTACGGATGCTACCATTAGCAGCAGACATAAGCATAGAAATGCCAGATGCTGTACGCCCTACGCCGCTAACACCCGTCTGACCATGAGCAAAACTAGGAAAGCCAGTGCTCTCATCAGCAAGAACACGTGCTTTATCAAACAGTTGCATGTTCTCTTGTGCTACGTTAGGGAACTTGGTGCCGAAGATAGCCTGCCCTGGAGCACCACCTTGGCGGCGGAACACCTTGCCGGGATACACACTTAAGTCTTGGCCCGGTACAAGGTTAGTCTCATCTACTTCAATGATAAGGTTACCAGATAGAGCAGCGTTGTCAATAGCCATACGCATAAAGCCATTCATCAACGTCTGTGTATCATCCATGTTCTCAGCAATACCTACGCCAAAGAAGGAGTAAGGGTTATGCTCATATGGTACAGCATAGTATGGAATACGTGTAGGTTTGAATGGGTTAAGCACAAAGCGCAGTACTTCGCCGTTACAGATCCATACGTTACAGTTTACTTCATCAAAGTCTTTGAGTGCCTTAGGAATAGATACACCATGCTCTTCTAAAACATCTGTATCCACAAAGCCCCAAAACTCTAGTACTTCCCAGCGCTCAGAGGATGGCTGTGTGTCATCATCCTCCATACTCATTTCCCAGTACTTCTGTACGTAGTTTGGCCCCTTATCAACGGCCATACCAATGGAGTCATCCATAAAGTATGGACGCCCTTTTAGAGCACGGAGTTGTGTGCGTGACATCTTGTGACGCTGCACTACATACTCTGCATCAGTCATAGACTTAGCTTCTGGGTCAGGGTAGAAGTCCCATACAGAAACGTGGCTACACTCTGGAACTGTCTTAACTAGAGGGTCATACTCACCTTCTTCATTCCAGTTAGGGTACTCCTTATCTACAGCAAATGGGCCTTTCATAACACCCGTGCCAAGTAGAGCCATCTCAAACGCCATAGAGCGTAAGTGCGTAGAAGCGCCAGACTCTTGTAGCTGATCGTGGATCTTCTTTTCCATCTTCTTAGCTGCAATCAATGCAGGATGGAATGTAACTGTTGTAGGTGAAGTACCGTCACCCTCTACGATCCTATCAGATACAGACTCTAGCTTGTTAGCAACAGGGCCAAGGCGCTTAGATAGATCAATAAGAGTTTCACCAGGCTGTAGCTTGTTTTTACCATCAAGCAGATAAGGCTTAGCTGGTGGCTGTGATGTTACAGGATCAAGAGCCTTACCTGCAGTTGCAGCATTAGGATCAACATTAATGTGTACCGACTCAGCTACACCATCAGGTAGCACAGAGGGGTTTACTGAAAGAGGGAACTTGTTATTACCAAATAGTACGTCTACGATCTGACCATAGGCTGCAAGTGTCTTAGTCTTAGTAACCTTAACAAATACACGAGACTTCTCTGTGTCTGTGAACTGTACGTCCTTGCTATATAGGCCACGATAGTTACGATAAGCTTTAAGCCACCGCTCTTCGTCAGCATAACGTGAATCCTCAGAACGTTTGTAACGATCTTCAACAAAAGATATTACACTAGATTTAGTCTCAAAGATACTATCCGTACTGTCTTCTGCAGCTACGACTTCATCTGTTTCAAACATTTCTTCTTGTTCTGCCATTTATCAATACCCGAATGATGGATCACTAGCTTGAAAACCAGTGCGTTGTTTTGCTGGGTTGTAATCCCATATGCTGCTGCGTGGACGTGTCATTATCCCATACCTTAGAGCGTCATATAAGTGATCCTCTGCGTGAGTATCAACATCTTCTGGGTTTCGCTTGTCCAGAGGAATACTTGGAATCTGTGCAATAGTGTTAGTGCAGTTATCCATAAACACTAAGCGAGGCTTATCAGTAAACTCATCTACCTGTAAACGCCTATGTATTTCGTTCTTACCTGAGACACGTGAGCCTCTTGACCTGTCAGATGGACGCCAGCGACAGCCTTTGTGATTCATCTGCTCTGCCAAGCTAGGCCCAGTGTCTCCACGGTTGTGCCATAAAGAACTATCCAGCACCCCGTATCTTATTGTACCATCTCTTGCTTCTGCTTCAAGTATTAAATCTGCTAAGTCAGAAGCTGTAACTTTAGAGACATACATCTCACGGTACACAATTAGTTGCTCATCAGGTGCTACAGCAAACCACAGAACACCAGTGTAACTACCATAACCGTAATCGCAAGCCCTAAACTTTGCCCAAGAGTCAGGTACATCGAATGAGTCCACAACATGTATCTTTCGGTCAAACTCTGGAAAAGCGGCACCCTCATTAATGTCCCAGTTACCTTCAAGTAACTGCTTACGCTGATGGTCTGGAAGCGAGAGAAGCATTGCTTCATAGTCGCCAGCGTCAGATAAGTACGGATTGTCGAATAGAGAGGCTGGAATAAAGCGTCTTTTAAATAGAGGCTCACCTTCTTTACTATGCCCTTTAGGGAAAGTAATCGTGTCACCTGTTTCGATATTAGTTGCCCAGAACGCATTACCAGCCGTTGAAGGGTCAATAAACATCTTTTTAACCCAAGCATGTCCGTTTCCTCCAGGGTTTGTTGTTGCTCTCATGTATAGCCCAAGGTCTGACGCATGTGCAGATCTCAAGCGAGACCTCATATAATCCCAAGCGTAAGGGCTATTCCATTGCGTAAGCTCATCGAATCCAATCCAGTTAAAAGCTTGACCTTGATAGCGTGTGACATCCGTGTCTTTATCAAGATAAGACATCCAAAGTCTGCCGCCCTGAGGAGAAGTCCATTGCGATTTACGTTCTGACCACTTAATACCAGGTATTGCACGAGGGTATAACTCCTGACTCTTTTGTATAAGTTCTCTTAGTTCTTCTGTAGTATGTCGTACTAACAACCCTGAGAAGTGTGGGTCATTCAAACCATGTAGAGGGTCAGCCAACATGGCGTAGCTCTTACCTCCACCCGCTGCCCCACCATATAGAACCTCACGCTCTGACGCACTAAGAAATAATGTCTGTGGGCCAGGGTTAGGCTTGAACACAATGTTCTGAGCCTCTTCTACATCATACTCAGCTGCCTTTACTTGAGCAGGTACAGTCTGTTTATCCGCTACTTCAATCGTTTCCGCTGGAATCTGTGTAGGCTCCTGCACCTTTCTTTTCGAGCTTTTCGATTTGGTCAAGCGTTTCTTGGAGCCACTTGGCAAGCTTGCGCTTAATTGTAAGTGCTTTTCTACGTTTTTGCTCGACATCTATTCTCTTCTTTAGACCTGTATACGTCATAGTTCTACCTGTCTCTTTAGTTAGCCAGGCTGCTACCGCACGATAACTATACTGCTTAAGATGACGCTTTGCAAGCTCTAAAGCCTCAAGCTCTGATTCTATAGGTAAAAGAAGTCTGTCGTTATCAGGATCTACCCTGTAACCAAAGGGTATTATCTTAGTAATCCTAACTATAGGGTGCCATTCTTTTGTGTGGTTCTTGGGAGGTAACGGTAGCTGCCAATAACCTAGATCTCTTTCAGGTATTATTCGTTCGAACCTTCTTTAGGTGGCAGATAGAAAACGCCTCCGCCAGATGTTACGTCTACTTTGTCTACCTTACCAAGTCCTGCACGATCTAGCAAGTCCTTAGCTGCAACCATCTTCTCTTTAATGCCTAGCTCTGTAGGGTCATACAAAGCGCCTACCATAGACATAGCAGCTTTAGGTGCCATACGTGCAAAGTAAGAACGAGTCTTTTCACCAATCTCATCCTTAAGGGTCTCTACAATAGCAGAAGTGCTAGATGTAGGGTCATAACCTGCAAGTTTCTTAGCTTCAACTGCATCTCCATTAGCCTCATCAAATAAGACATCTAGAAAGCGTTGTTGCTTTTCTGTTAGTACTCTAGCCATGTTAAGTCCCTTAGTTACCGTTACTTCTTATCTTTACCACTTATTCTGCTGCTTTCCAAGCAAATAAAGCCCCACGCCAAGAATACCAACTCCCGATACCACAACCAAGATACCAAGACTCCACTCAATAATAGTCTGTTTAATCTCTGCTTTGCGATACATAGTTTTCTGACGTTCCTTGCGAACCTGCGCCTCAATACGGAGAAGCTCGTCCCAAGCACTTTGACCATACCCAAACTGTATATACTGTTTAATTTCAGCACGTAGAGCCTCCGCTTGTTTCTTCTTAGCGAAGATGTCCATTGCGCTTGGCCCATTACCACCGAACAATACAGCATACCAAGGTGGATCTTCTGATTGCTTATGAGCAAAGTTAATGTCAGATATAGCTCCAGCAAACTTAGCTAAGTCATTGGAGATACCACCTATGTCCTTACCAAGCTGAATGCCCTTCTTGATAGCTGATACGGCTGTCTGTGCCGCAGCAAACGCTGTAAAAGGGTCAATCATTTGAATCTAACCTCTATAGGGCATACGTAGTTGTAGTTTACTCTGTACACTCTGTCATACCAGAGGCCATTCTTCTGCAACCCACAGTCGTAGTAACAATACTGAAACAATCTGTTACCGCCCTCAGTCCATGCGTGATTGAATGAAATGAAGGCCAGTACACAAAGCAAAACTACTCAACCATAAGATCTGTATGGTCACGACCTATATACTTTAGATCGTTCTCTATAATAGCTACACGCTGCTGTAGTTCAGTGATCCTTGAGATAGTACGAGTTAAGGCGTCTAACTCATCCCATAGCTCTTCTACATCATCCCATACGTACTGTATCTCTACGCCATTACCTTCAACATCACGCTTAAGGTTAATGTTATCCTCAATAGCCATACGTGAGCCTAACTGGCTTACTGTTTCTTCTAGGCTTGCTATCGTGGAGGCTTGTTGAGATACCCACCACACTCCACCAGCAAGCTGTACAGCCATAGCGGCTACAAGTGCTAGGGGTATCTTAACGTTTTCCATAATAGCTCTCCTAACTATTTGAAACTTTCTGCTACGACATTACGTATCTCTCCACGTGCAATGCCAATGTCATGTAACTCTTTGTCTGACATGTTGGTTAAGATCCAGTAGTCAGCACGGGCTTGTTGTGCTTTTTGTAAGCTTGCTAAGAAGTCAGTGAATGTTTTGATAATAAGTGCGATCATTGTAGTGTTTCCTATGTTAAGCCCAGCGCCATTGCTAGGTACGTACATAGTTATACACATATGTCAGACAGCTACCTCTACTAAGTTTGCATACCCGTTATTCGTTACACGCCTGAGAAGGTCTCTGTAACAGTTAGGATAGTGTCTACATGTCCTGCTGTTGCAGGTGTTACTTGGATCCTATCGCCAGGAGCTAGAACAATCTCAATATCTGAGAAGGTTACATACTCACCTGCACCCAAGTTCTTACCTGTAAGGTAGTGTGACGTATAGTTGTCTTTTGCAACATACCACTCAATCTCAATACTGACATTACCAAGAGTATTGATAACGTGAAGATAACTAAGCTCAGCCGTACAGTTAGGAGGACATGTGTACACATTCTCTGTCGTAGTACCAGAGTTGTGACCCCATACAGAACGTCTACGTGCAGGTCTACCTGGATGGTTGAGCGTAACTGCCATTACTCGTCAACCCACGCTTCATTCTCTGGCGTGTTAGGGTCATCCTTAACGTAGTGACCTTTAGCTGTACGAGCACGTTTCTTACCCTTAGGTGCTGCAGCCTTCTTAGGATTAACAGCAGCAATAGAAGCTGCCTCACAGATAGCATTAACGTTAGGGTCTTTGCTCTGTACGTTGCCATAGTTGTCTTCACCAGCAGACTGGTTACCCATGGAGTCCCATACGTAGCCGTGCTCATCTACATGATAACCCTTAGCTTCAAGGGCTTCCTGGTATTTGTGATAATACTTCATGACTTGTTATTCTTAATGGGACGTGCTGGTTTTACATCTGCACCACAAGCCAAGCCACCATGAGCATAACCCATAGGCTTCTTCTTCTTAGCCATACCGCCACCCATGTAACCGTGCTTAGCACCCTTCATTACAGTACCATCTGGCATAGTGTGTGTGTCTTTAGCTTTCTTGTTCATCATCATGTTCGTTTCTTCCCTGATGCGGTTGTAGACCACTTAACTTTATTTGGCCCTGTTTTCTTTGCTGCTTCTTGCTTACTAATCTTAGAGGCTACTGCTTTTGGCCTACAAGCTGGGTAGTCCCTACCATCACCTGCCTGTCTACCACAAGGCTTACCTGTCTTAACGTCCGTCCACTCTTCGCCAAACCACTTACCTAAACCACCCTTAGCATAACCACGGGTACTAGGTAATACATGCTGGCTACGAGACTTTGTTCTTCGTTGTGCCACTGTACTTACCTCCACGTGCTTTGTATGTCTTAGTAAGCCAGGCAGACGCATAAGCGCTGGGCCATACGTCAAACTTCTTCTTAGCTTCTGCTTTTACTTTAGCATACAGCTTAGGGTTAGTTGGCTTAGGTGCTGCCATTACGCTGGCTCCCCATTGTAGCGCAGAGCTACACAAATAGGTGTGATGACTGCGTGGCTATACTTATCCATGATCTTACGGGACTCCGCTACTGTAGAAGCTTGACACTCCTCCTCACTACTGAATACATAGGGGCTAGTCAGTACCTGACAGTGTTCAGCTAAGGCAGACATACACACCATGATTACACCAAGAGTACCTACCATTTTACTTTATCTGCCCAGTATGCAGCACTCATCTTACCCTTCTTGATATTCGTAGCGTGTCTAGCTTTGAAGGATGCACGTTTCTTCTTCATGCGATCAGATTCACCCTCTTTAGGCTTACCTGCTGTGGATGCTCCCTGTTCACCGAAGCGGATGAGCTTAATGGTGTCACCTTCTTTGGCAAGTACGGCGTGGGATTTAGTCGGATGCTTAGGGGTACGCTTGGGTTTGTTGTAACCTTCAAAGGTCTCACCTCTATATTCAATCGCCATAAGGTCTTTTCCTATCAGGGTCTAACACATCGTTACGAGATAACATGCCCTCTAAGTACATAGCTCTCTCAATGTGATCCA